CGTGTAAACCCCATTGACACCGTACTGTGGTGGGTCGTATGACCAGCCATCGTTGGTTTGGTATGTCCAAGTGAAATCTATTGTGTCCACATCCGCAGGGATTGTGGTTTCAATCTTTACCCAATGCGCTTGACCGCTGCAACCACCGTAGTCAGGTCCGTGAAGGGTAATCGAAGTGCCAACTATTTCAACAGAACCGTTGCATGCTTGCGATTGGCTGTATGTCCAGTCTCCTGTAACGTCTGCTTTGGCGGGTTGTGCGAGTAGCGCGAGTATTGCTACTGGCGCAAATATCAGCCAACGGTTAGTACGCACATCAGGTTTGGAAGTTGAATGTGCCAGTAGTTGTGAATGTGTGGATGCGCCAGTATGCGTTTTCGGTTACTGTTCCACCTGTTGCGTTGTCTAGGGCTGTGCCTTTCGGGTAACGAAGAACAACGATGCCTGAACCACCGTTGCCACCACCACCGTTGGTATTGCCACCACCGCCACCGCCACCGCCAGTATTTGTTGTGCCATTAGTGCCGTTAGCGCCATTAGCACCAGATGCACCACCACCGCCAGAACCACCAGCAGAACTAGCAGTTGAGCCAGCACCAGCCCCACCACCAGAGTAAGTAACAGATGAGCCTGTTATGAGTGAGGCAGAACCATCACCACCAACACCACCAGTAGTTGTAACCGCATTGGAACCCACTGCACCAGCACCGCCACCACCAGCAGACGCAGAAGCAGAACCAGTACCACCAGCAGAACCCTGACCAGATGTTCCTGAACCACCAGCAGCATTGGCCCAACCACCACCACCAGAACCACCAGTGGTTCCAACAGCATTGAAATTTGATTTACCACCACCAGTAGAAGTGATTGTGCTAAAAACAGAATCAGAACCATTTGTCCCGCTATTGCTTCCTCCGCTTGCACCGCCAGAACCACCAGCACCAACCGTAACTGTGTACGCAGTATTAGTTGTTACAGCAACAGAACCAGTACGGAAACCACCAGCACCACCACCGCCACCAAGATTTGATGATGCACCACCACCGCCAGCGACAACCAAATACTCCACAGTCGGAACAAGCGCAGGCGAAACAGTCGCAGCCACATACCTAGTTACACGAGTACGACCACCACGCATTAGCCGACCAAAGCCTCCACCTCAGCATCGGACAAACCCAATGCCAGCAACTTTGCTTGAGCCGACACTTTCGCAGCAGCCTTCGCCTCCGCTTCGACCAAACGTGCAGCCTCAGCCGTAGCAAACGCAGCCGCATCAGTTTCACGCTGTGCCAATTCTTCTACTGTTAATTCCACTTCGGTAGTGACACCTGTTGTGCAGTCAATGATTAGTTTTGTTGTCATAGTTTTTCCTAACTGTTTTTGATTCCGTATAAAGACGCTGACGAATATTGTGTGAATAATGTTCCATTGTAAGGATGAATACTTAACTGTGTGATAGCAGCAGTTGAACTCCACAAACCCGCAGCAAGCACCTGCGTGGCTGCTGCACCGTTGTTTTCACTAGTTGCATCACCACTAATACTTTTGTATGTAGCACCAGCATAATTTGGAACATAAATACTGCCACTAGCAAACACCGATGCAGTAGCAGTATTGCCAGACAGATAACCAACAAAAGCAATTCCTGCATCAGAGAAACTTGCAGCAGCAGAACCAGTACCATACAAAACTCTTGATGACAGGTTGGTGTTTAGACCATTGAACTTAATGTATAAATCGTCACCACCCGCAGAACGCTCTGAACGAGCAGAATAAACAATTTGTAAGTCTGTGAAAGTTTGTGGGATACCTGAAAATACGATGCTTGCAGCACCACCCGAACCGACAGTTGTAGTTGCAATCAAATTATATGCAGCCATTATGCAGCCGCCTTCACACCGTAGAGCGTAAATGTTGAACCAGTAACCAAGTTACCGCTATCCGTCAAAATGGTTATTGATGTAATTGCTTCAGGGGTTTTACGCCATAAGGTGCAATAACTAATAGTGTAGATATTGCTTACATTGCTTCTTGAAATAGAGGTTTTGAATGTTGTGGCGTTTGCATAATTTTGGATAGAAACAATCGTGTTTTCAAAGTTTGATGTTGAGGCATTTCCAAATCTGCCAAACGCTTCACTACTCACCCGACCAGATACTGCTGATGTTCCGTTGCCATACAAATATGTTGCTGAATAGTTTGTTGCTGTATCAGAGTTGTAACGCAAAGCCAAATAGCCACCATCACTTGTAGATTTCTTGACCGCCATAACTAGAACCAAGTCGGTGTAAGTCGCAGGAATGCTGGAGAGGGTCACGGTTGCGACATCAGACCCCAATGTTTGTGTGCTGATAACTTCATACGCTGAAACAGCCATAACTATCCTTTAATCCCATACAAAGCAAAAGACGAATACTGCATAAAGTTTGACCCAGTGTTTGGAACCACCAAGAATGATGTTATTGCGCTACTGCTCATCCATACTGATGAACCTAGATACACTTCTCCGCCAGCACCATTAACATCTTCGCCACCTAGTGTTCTTGTGGTTTTATATTTATTGGTGTTTGTGTAATCAAGAATATCTACAATAGAAACACCAAATATGTTTGTTGCACCTGAGTTTCCAGTCAAGCGATAGTGTACACCACCAGCCGTTCCACCCTCATCGGCACTTGCCGTAGAAGAACCATCACCATATACAAAATGTGAACGATAATTAGAAGTTGTTGCATCAGAATTAAACTGAACTCTGAACGAATCCCTATTTAACGCTCTGTCCGTTTTGCCCATAACACGAAGTTGTAGGTGTTTATAGGTTTGTGGGATAGACGCAAAACTCAATAATGAAGTAGATGAACTTAAAGTAATCGTGGCAATAGATTCAAACGCACCAAAATCGGGGTCAGCGTTAGCCACCCACGACTGTGTATAAGTAGAAACCCGTGACCGAGTATCGTAACGAAGCACCATAACAATCGCCTATGCGATTTTGTTTACATAACCGTAAAGAACAATCACACTCGCAGTCGCAGCAAACGCCTTCACAGTCAAACCACCATTCAAAATAAGACCAGGACTCACCAACACCAAACCAGACTCAGCCGCAACAGTTAACTCAATGTTGTTATCAGGAGCAGTCGCAGCACCATACTCAACAGTCAATTTCACTGCCGAAGTAGAAGTGTTAACCGCATACAACCAAATCTCGTCAATAGCCGAAGCACCAGCAACAGCCGTGTGAATCAAAGTTCCAGCCGTAGCCGTTTGCACAACCAATATGCCTTTTCCTGATGTGCTACCTGAAAGAATTGCTTTTGTAAATGTTGCCATGATTGCTCCTTAACTAAAGACTTGAACAGCGATAATGTTTGTATCCGAATCAGTTGCAGCCGCTGGTGTTGCTGTAACAGCCCATGCTACACCGTTCGTAGCAGTCGAATCAGCCGTCAAAACATACCCGTTGGTACCAACAGCCAAACGATTAAACGCCGACCCAGTAGTAACCAACAAGTCACCCTTAGTAGTCATTGTAGAAGCCATCAAGTTTGCTTCATCGGCATCATCAGCTGAGAACACCGGATAGATCGTCGCACCAGAACTATGTGCCACAGCGGTCGTATCATCCTGCCCGCGAGTCAACGTCAAAGTAGAACCAGAAATGGTTGCCGAACACTTCTCCTCAGACGAAGTACCTGGATCAATCACCACATAAAACGGGACAGCAGCAGTCGAAGGCCAGCCTGTGATAGCAGACAAAGTTACCGATGTGTCGGCAGAAGTCAACGAGTTGGTGGTTGTGCAAGGTGCCGCAGCACCCTTGTATTGTCGTCTAGTTACAGCAGCCATAGTTGTCCTTTATCTTACACTACGCATAATTATCGTACATGTGCCGTTCCAATCCCACTCATTATGGGAAAGAGCCGAATCCACAGGTTGCCAACGCACATCCTCAACAATCACCGAATAAGTATCCTTGTTCTCCTGATAGGTGATAACCGATGGGGTTTCCACCAAAGATCGCAAACGGAACAGTTCGTCATCCACATCAAAAAAGTATTCTCGACCACGAACATTAAGTTGATGATGCAACAGCACTGGAACACTAAAGATTTGTGAACGCAACGGTGCCGCATACGCCCGACCCATCCACCGTGTCAACACAGGACTAACCGTGGCAGTAGCCGAACGTGTCATGGTGAGCCGAATCTCAGCCTCAAAAATGCGTGTCTCAAACCCATCAAACGTAGATTCCAAACTGTCAGCAACAATCTGTGAACCAACTGTGTTAAACGCCCCACCATCAGAAGCCACAGACAGCGCAACCGTTCCATCCAACTGCTCGGTACGCAAATCCCATTTAGGAACAAACTTGCTGTCCGGTACACCCCAACGATAAATACCTGAATCCAATGTTCCTGACGCAACAAGATTGGTGGCATGCTCACAATAAACACCAAGTCCTGTAACCGTGAACACTGGGCGCGTACCATACAAACTGATTGAAGGCACAGCACCTTGACCCGTGACCATCAGATCTGCTGCCCAAGCAGGCTGGTTGGTGGCGATCTGTGAACCAATGTCCATACGACCCAAGCCCGTAGAAGTGGCATCAAGGTTTTTGTATGAGAACCAAACAAACTGTCCTTGTGAAGCAAACGCATCAACTTGACCAACTTCGATAAGTGGTCCCACGACAAGGTTCCCGTCTGTGTCTGATGACGCAAACCGAAACCCTGTAGTCGTACCAATCAACACATAACCCAAATATGAATCTAACGCTGTAACAATTTCACCTTCAGGTAATTCAGCAGCAACAGTTGGTGAGTCTAAAGCCGAACCATCAGTTTTAATCGTGGTTTTGTAAATCAATGATGTTTGACCAGAGAACCCTGCCGCATAAATATGGTTCTGTCCACCAGCAAAACCAACCCAAGACCAGTTGCTATTCCCATGAGTAAACAAACCTCCACCCGCAGCACCAGAACTGGTGAAGTTGTAGATCGTGTCCCCCGAAGCGGCCATCAAACGACCTTTGGTGTATTTAATTTTAGTAAACGTTTTAGTTCCAGAAATATAAGAACTGAACGCACCTGTTGATGTGTTGGTCACATGGATGCCATGACTAGCAAATCCAACCCACACATTGTATCCGTCAGTTGTCATTGAACTAACGTTGTCAGCTGGTTCGGAAGTGCATGATGTAGGGCTACCGGAAAGACTCGTATAAAACGTGACATCACCACCTGAAGCCACATACAGACGTGAACCAGCAACAATAGATTGCAGGTTTGATGTTGCGTCAGACAAAACTTGGGTTGTGTCTTTCAGCAAAGAGATTTTGCCTCGATCCCACACGTTTATGCCCTTGCTAGAACGGAAACGATACGCCTCAGCATCAGCAGTATCCGAATAATCCTGACCCGCACCATAATGCCAAGATGACTGTGAACGCCTCCACAAACCTTGCGGGTTGATAGCAGCCTCGCCAGGTTCAGCAGATTGGTCAACCGAATCACGAACACGCGCATCAAACTGGCGTGTGAAATCATTAGATTTAGTGTCAATCAAATATGGTCGACCGTTAATAGCCACAGGGAAAACAAACGGAACAAGTTGCGTTGTGCCAGTACCCGTATAAAACGATGCACCACCAAGAAATGGGCTACTAAAATCTAAAACGTATGCCACGTTAAACCCTAATAGTTAGTGGGTATTGCCGAGCCAGCTTAGAAGCCTCAGCAATAATGCGGTCGCGCCTAATCCTCAAAATGTTTGTAACCGAATTAGAAATGGAACCAGCAGGAACCTCATCCGATCTGCGAGTGTCACCTTGCGATTCAATAAAGTTACGTTTTATTTCACGCACAGCCAACATGCGAGCCATCACGCCCATCTCAACAATGTCTTCCATGTTTATTGGCATCAAACAAACCGACTGGATGTCTGACGACGTAGTAGACGCACGAACAAATGGGGCTTTGTATCGAACACGCAAAGTACCTGCCATAGACACCTCATCAAAAGTTAAAGCAAACCCTGACGCAAAATCTGCTGTAGGCAAATCCCGTGACAACCTAACCCCACGCAACACCGGATAATCAGAAGCCAAATATCTCAACCGCACATCAATCAAATCAATGATTGTGGTCGCGCTAGTCAAGTTCACCTGACGGTCAGCACCGTTGTAATCAACGCTTGCTGTAACTACCCGAAACAATCCGTTAGACGGGCTAGACAAATCATCTAGTTCCTGGTTGAACGAATCCAACAGTTGTTGCTGTGGAAAACGTGGGTTCAGAATAGCGAGTGCGCCAGCCGTATGAGCTGCTGCGGTCGTACCTAAATAGCCTCGCTCAACAGTCAAAGTTTTAGAACCTGACTCAGCAACCCAGATATACATGAGTTCCGAATCAATCTCAAACACCGATCCAGCCCGCAAACCAGCCAAGTCGTAAGACATGACAATAGACGTATCCGATGATGTAACGGTTGTTGCTAACTTGTTCCGTTCCTCAATCGTTCCAGATAACAGTTGCCGTGACACCCTGTTGATGAGCGCACCAGCGGTAGACATTTACTTCTTTTTCTTGGCCTTCATTTTAGGCTTACCGTATTCCATCATCTTCTCTTTCTTTGGCTCGCCTTTTTCATGCTTTTTCATAGCACCCTTAGACTTGTACTTTTCGCCCTTCATAGACATGCTGGTTGCCTTTCATTTCGAGTAATTAGAAAAACAGATTACCACACTAACTACGGGTGATTGGACCGTTCATAACCCAAGCATCACAAGTACGGTCGCCAGCACACTTAAAATCAAAGATTTCGCAGTAACCCAAGTTGGCTTTAGCAATCACTTGCTTAGACATATTGCCTGGTTCGTCACCTAAGCCTTTTTCAATACAAGACTTCATTTGTGGGGTTTGGATAAAAGCAGCACAGTTCTTGCAACGAGCTTCTTTAGCCATCTCAACAGTGGTGTTAAACAAGTTTGCTTTCTTACGCCAAAAGTCTGTGTTAGCAAACATAGGTACAAGTGGGCCATAGTTTGCTTTATCAACCGCACTCTTACGATTCTTCAAATTGATCGTAATGTCTTGAGTTGCTGGAGGGCAACCGTTAATAAGTTTCTCAGCCACGTTTTTTCTTTTGCTTCATTCCGGCTTCGCTCATCGCAATAGCAACAGCCTGCTTACGAGACTTAACAACAGGACCCTTTTTAGAACCTGAATGCAGTTTGCCTGCACCAAATTCGGTCATAACCTTGCCAACCTTTTTCTGTGCTTTAGTTTTTTTCATGCCAATACTCCTGCGTTTAATAGGACATCTCTGACATTCAACACTACACGATGTTTCATTCCTGGTAACAGTTCCACACGATGTTGACCGATGGTGGCTTGCACCCGTTTAGATACTTCTATTTCGCATGTAGGTTCAAACGGTTTCCACACCCCAGTAGATCTGTTGGTGGTTGGCTGAACGATCTGTAGCACCTGTTCGGCTGCTGTGTCCCAGTTGAACGCTGCTGTTTGTGGTGCTGTCAGGAACGCCTGACGACGGTACTTGTCACGTTTGTTGTATAAGTCTTTGATGGCTTCAGCCAAAGCATCTGCGTCAGGTTCATCCCAGTTGCCCATGTCCTGCCAAACACCCTTAGCGGTCGGGACACTGGTGGTTGGTATGCGATGAGTGGCAAGATCAGCAAACTCTTGATGCCCATGAGCGTTAGACAGAATCGTTGGGACACCCGCTGAGACAGCCTGCAACGGCATCAAACCAAAACCTTCGCCACGGGACACCGACACAAACCCATCCATAGAACGCACCAAATCACGTTCCTGTTCAACAGTCAACCATTCACGATGAATTACTACATTAGGATAATCCAGGTCTTTTGGTGCAGACAGATGAGGTGGCACAATCTTGATATGCAGTTCAGCGTCAGGTAACTGCAACTTGTTGAACACTTCCAGCACCACATCCAAGCCTTTGCGATACCACTCTGAACCGCCGCACATAATCCGGAACTTGCCATCAGGTTTGTCCCCAGATGGACACCAAACTGTACGGTCAACACCCAACGGAATCATGTGAACATTGTTGTGAAACTGGGAGAACAAATCATAGTTGTGCATGGATGGCACAATGATCGTTTCGATCAACGGGATGTATTCATAGAACTGTGGTGGCAGCCAGTTCGTTTCCCACATGGTTAACACCGATACACGCTGGTCATCAAACCAACCTGCGATCAGATTAGGCCGTAACGCAAACATCACAGTTTCGGCACGATCATCAAGTGTTACCTTTTCCGATAACGCTGTCTTCAACCCTTGCACCATTTTCCCGTAACCGATATGCGGGATGTTTACACCTTCAACACTTAAAAGTCGGGAAGTATCCCTGATTCTGCCTGCCATTTTTCTGTTGCTCTCGATTCCACGTTTGCAGCACCATCAATCATTCTTGGTTGGATACCGTCTTGACGCAACCGTTTGTATGCGTCTAGATCCTTTTCTAGCACACGATCCTTCTGTGCGATGGTCGCAGACCGTGAAGAACCTGTACGGGTAGGCATAAGTTCTGCGCTGAAACCAACTGCTGACACTTTGCATCCGAAACAACCCTCAATATCCAGGTCAGGATGTGTCTCTTGATGTTTAATCACGATATGTAACTCCCGTATCCTGCTGCTGTTAATGATGCTACCTCAGCGGCAGTCACCTCAATGTCATGCCCACCGTGGTACACCTTGATTACTGTTGACATGTTAGACGGTTCGTTCTCTGTGTATGACAAGTCGGTTAGTTGGAACACGTTACGACCACGCGCTGCTGGTTGGCGATGCCGAGCCAATCTGTTGGCAAGCCGTTGTTCCTCGGATAGACGGTTTCCTTTGATGTCAAAGTCAGCCAATACTGGGGTCACAAAGTTGTCGGTTGGTGTACGAAATATAGCCATTAGGTAATACTTGCTCCGAATCCGTCTGCTGTGAGTTCTTCTACTTCTGCTGCTGTCAAAAAGTGGTCACGGCCACCATACCAAACTTTCTTTACTTGACCTAGATCACGTTGGTCAACAATAGTGTAACTGTTGTCGGTCAACTTGTAAAGGTTTCTTGCTCGAACATTATCTTTGATGTAAGACGCTAAACGATTTGCTGGATCGGTGTCATTGAAATATCCGCCGACATACTGGTAAGTGTATGGGACACGGAAGATATGCGATTTGTTCCACTCCCCTGAACCTGTCCCATTACCTGTGCCTGTACCTGATCTGAACAATGCTCTTGCGCCAACCGTTGCTGATGTCCCCGTACCCGAACCCGTCGCTGTACGGATAGCCGTGACGTACGAGGATACGGTTGACGTTCCTGTGCCAGCATTCGTACCAGTTCTAACGACAACATGAACGGACAGTGTAGTGGAAGACCCTGTACCGCTGCTGTAAGCCGTTCTAACAGGCGTAATCTTGCCAACAGTAGTAGCAGAGCCAACACCGCTTCCTGACGCTGTACGAGGCGCGAGATGCAACCCTGTGGAATCCATTGTTCCAACACCCGAACCCGTAGCAGAACGAATTACCACCTTCAGTGATACCGCAGTAGCACTACCAACACCACTACCTGTTGCTTGTCGTTGGCGTAGCACCTGTGCGACAGAAGACGCTGTACCTAAACCTGACGCTGTAGCAGTAACAGTAAGAACAGCACGAACACCAAGATAAAATCTTCCACCAAAACGGTAAGGGAAACTAAAGTCGGTTAACTGACCCAATCTCTGCTCATAGTTTATGTGCGCAACAGACGCAGAACCAGTACCAGAACCAGTTGCAGTACGACCAACAACACGAAAATATGTTCCCCGATAAAACGGGTGAGTATCAACAAACGGTTCCGAGAACCCTGCAACCGCTGTAATAGCCACTAGGGGCTACCTGCCTAGTCGAGCGACAGCGTGAGAGAAGTGATCTGAAAAGTATCGCCAGCAGTCACAGCCGCCGAAGACGACAACGCACCAGTCCATAAACAGTTGCCCGCAGTAGAAGCATCCCACAAAGACCAATGCGTATACGTTTCCGTAGCAGCAACGTTAGTCCACTCAATAGTTGCTGAAGTAGCAATAGAACCAGAAGCAGCAGTAGCCCACGCTGCAACCTTACGGGTAGTCTCAGTAGCAGCCGCAGTAGTACCAGCCTCACCAGCATCAGCAGTATGCAACTTCACATAAACATTCGTAGGAATAGTCCACGCAGTCTTGCCAGTGGTGTGTTCCAGAATCTTTAACTCTGCATAGTTGGAAATAGACATACAAACCTTTCGACAAAAACATCATACACCAAACAAAAAGTGGGGCAGCACACAGGTCGAGGGGAACCTGGGCTGCCCCACACTTTGGGGTAACTAACGCAACCTAATTAGGAAGCGTTTGCACCAATGCTGGATGACGACTCAACACGACGCAACGAAGCTTCGCGGAAGCGACCGTAGCCACCGAGCCAGTACCAACCGATTGGATTGAAACGCAAGAGCGAGTCAACCACAGGTCCACGAACAACCTTTGGAACAACACCGTTGCCATCGATTGCTGAGTAAGCCTTAGCCAAAGCCTGACGGCCCATGACCAAAGTGCTGTAAACGTCAATCGTTCCAGTTGTGCTGGTTCCGTTTGATGCGTTGGCATTCAATGGTGCGCGTGGTGTCTCAATGAAACGAACCGACTCAAAAGTGCCGATTTCGCCGTTGTAGATACCTTGTGTGTCCACGTTAACGTGAGGTGCATTCCAAGATGCGTTGCCGGTTTCCTTGCGGAGATCGTACGAAACGTCTGGGTGAATGTAACCCATGTAGTAGCCGTTAAAAGTTGCTACGTTTGCTGTGCGCAACGCGGCAGTAGCTTTACGGATATCGTTTGCTGTCAAGATGGCATCAGCCTTAACTGATTCACGGCTTGTTGGAACTGCTGCACCACCCGTAGCGTAAGCCACGTTTGTGCCTGCACCTAAAACAGCTTGAACAACGGTGTCAATGCTGCTACCAGCGTTGTAACCGATAAGGTTTGCTGCTGTTGCATCAACATCCAAGAATGATGTCCCACGGAGTTTTGCAGTTGTGGAAACGGTGTTACCGTATTCTGCAAGAGTTACCGTTACTTGACTGTCGCCCATTGTTGCAGGGGTGAGGTCAGCAGTTTCGCTGAGTGTTGATGTTGCAACTGACAGTTCGTTGAAAATGGTGAAAATCACCGACGAACCAGGCATAGCCTGATTGGTTGCTTGAACGTCTGCTGCTTGGTCAAACAAGAGTTCTGAACGGAGGGCGAAATACGCCAACCGATCGTACGCCGCCTGGTCGACACTGAGTGAACTTGCTTGTGTAATTGCCACTATGTTTCCTTTGGGGTAGCCCCAGAAGGTAGTGCGCCTACTGGAGAGTGATTAGTACTTTTCTGCTTCTGCTCTAGCCTGAGCCAATAAAGCCATCACTTCATCTGCGGATTTTGCACTGTTGATACGTTGCGAATAGTCAACCGGAACATCGCTAGCCTCGCCTGCACGACTGGCCTGAGCCACCCGATTCCATGCCTGCTGTTCGGCAGCCACTTCTTTTTTTTCTGAAGGTATGAGACTTGCTTCTTCGGCTGCTGCACGGATTGCTTCGGCTGTAATCTCACCGTCGTAGCCTTTAACGAACCATTTGGCTGCTGCTGAATCAGGATCAACTCCTGCTTTAACAAACGCCAACTCTCGTTTAGCTGCTTCGGCTTCTTTGGCTTGCGCCTCTAGAGCCTTATTCCGATCTTCCAATTCACGCATTCTGGCGCGTACTGGATTCCGTGTCGCTTGGTCTTGCGCTTCATCCTCAAACTCGAAGTCTGACTCTGACATGACCCACTCCTTCTGCCCACACTCTGACCGGAGGGTTCAGAATGGCTGCAAATCTCACCCCTTTTAACACATCGAAGACGGGGGGCTTCCGATGGGTGTTCTGTTGAACACTCTCAGTATACACACACCCACTGTCGGTGAGTCAAGTACCCTACTGTGCTTTACCAACCGAGGTAGTAACCGCACCAGATGTTTCACCTTGTGTCCGAGCAAACGAACCGCCACCAGCGAACTCACCTACACGGCGACGGCGACGCTTCTCTAGTTCTAATGTTGAACTTGTGTTTATACCAAACGCTCCAGTAACAATGTCTTGTTGACTTAGGGCGTTTTCTCCACTGAGTGTTGTTTTAAGTTCACCAAGTTTGCCTACGTCTTGGAACGCAGACATGATTTGTCCTTCAGAGAAACCACGGTTAGCAAGGTCTTCGTAAAGGGTTCTGGCTTCGTCTGAGGCAAGGTTTACGCCACCTTGTTCTACGGCACGGGCAGCAATATTGGCTGCTTGGGCTTGACGGATAATCTGTTTGTTTTCAATTATTGGTTTGGCGCGTGTTGGGTCAAGGAAGTATGCAGCGAGTTCTGATTCTGACACATTGTATAACGCCTGCATTTGACGCTTAACTTCTGGGTCAGCATTGGCTACCGCGTTGTATCCTTTTTCAATTCGTGCTTGTACTTCGCTTGGTGCAACATCGCCTTCAATCCATTTAGCAAAGTCTTCTTCTGGGTTATCATAAAAGTTTTCTGGTAGACCGTTGGAACGCAATGTGGCTTTAAATGAATTTTCTAAACCAATGTATGTTCCTGGGCTTAGTTCTGGAAGGTTGTTTTTGAGACGGACGGTGTTTGCAGAAAACCGTTTTTGGTATTCTGGTCGATCTTTTATCATTGCTACAAACATGTCTTGGTTTGCGTTTACCAGTTTGTCCGAAGCAATGAGTTCAAATACAAATGGAGTTAGTGAATCAAGTTTGTAATCTTTTAATGTTTGTGCCAAAAGAAGGCGCGCGTCACTTTTGTCTTTTGCTTTGTTTAACTCGGTTTGTTGTTTTTGCCATTCGGTATATGGATCTAGTGCTGGTTCTGTTGATGGTTCTTCTGTTGATGGTTCTTCTGTTGATGGTTCTTCTGTTGATGGTTTGTCTGCTGGTGGCATGCTCCCATCTGCATTTGGTCGGATTGGTGAACCACCTGCATAAACAGTTCCTTCGGACAATACTGGTGCGGGATCATATCCTGGGTCCATAGGGTAACGACCTTGTGGGTCACGCAAATCACCAATATTTAAATTGGCAAGACCAGTAAAATCAACGCCACTAAAATCCATCATTGACATAACTATTGAACCTTTCCAAAGGTACGAGCAATCATCGTTGCTGTATCCAAAGCCTGAGAATTAGCAGCCTTAGTGTACTGCCAACCATAATCAGCATTAGTTTTCAACATGGTTTGCCAATCACCCAAACTCATCAACGACGGATTACCAGCAGCATCTTTGGCGGAGAACGCCACGCGGTACTGAGTATTACCCATATTGATTGTTGTGTCATCCTTTTCAAGAACGGTTCCAGCCGTAGCCGCATACTGATCCGAGATTGCTTTGACGCTTACACCTTGATCAATAAGCCGTTTCAAGGCTGGATACATTTCTGATGTCAAAGCACGCGCCTCACGTTTAACATCCTCTAATGTGATTTCACCAGTGGCGTAACGTTTGATAGCACTTTTGTCTGGAGCCAACAGATAATCATTGTAGATCTTGTTTACATCTTGACCGACCTTGCCTGCTTCTATACGGGCAATAACAGCCGTACGGTCAGCGGTTGGATCGGCGTTATAAACGTACGAGTAGATAGCCCGTTTTTGTTGATCGGTTGTGTAACCGTTGCGGGCAGATTCGCGGGCAAGGTTAAACAGTTCTTGGTCGCTTAACCCTGGTGTGTCTCCGTTTTGACCAAAGTTACCGTATGTTGATCTAATCAAATCAAGTTGATCCGAGATTGATTTGTTTTGATCTGCCGTGGTTTTGGCATCAAATGCTTTTTGGGTAGAGTTGGTTTTTAACCCGTAAGCGGTTTTGCCAAGTTCACGCGCAAATACCGACAGCCCAACATCACCGTACTTAAACCATTGTTCTTCCATTGCGCGTTGAAACACTTGTGTGACATCATCGCCATACATTGGATCTGTCAAGTATTGAGTGTATTGCGGATACTCGGCAATGAACCGTTCTTTCCAATCCGAAGAAAGCCCTGGCTGTTTAACTAATTCTTTTCGAATTGTTTTACGATTTTCAGGTGTATCTGTTAAACCACGAAGTTCTAGTTGGGCAAGAATTTTGTCTTCGGATACCGCTCCCTTTGGAACCACTATTTTTGCAGGAACAATTGTTTTTGTTGTATCTGTTTCTACTATTTCTGTGGCTGCGGGAACAAAACTTTTTGGCGCAACTGCTGGAGCAAAAATGCCTGCACCTTGTCCCGATGTTGGCCCAGGGGTTATGGATGTAAGATCTGCAATTTTTGCAACTTTGGTTGGTTTAAATGGTAACAACGGTTTTGGTTTTGCGTCGTTATATGTTTTTATAAATCCTTGCAGTGTGTCGTAATCTGCCTTTGATTGTGATTTGTTAAAACGGTTTTGCCAAAACTCAATCATGTCTCCGGTTCCAGGAGTATATACGGCATTGCGCGCTTTGTTTTCTTGCGCTTTTCTGGACTCTTGAATTGGTTCAGCAAGTTTTTGCCAAGATTCCAATTTTTTTCTTAAATCATCTAATAGGGCAACACCGTCACCTTGTGAATATTGTTTTCCGTCAACGGTTATTTTTCCACCTGTTGAAATTTTCTTTAATGCAGATTCAACGGTGCTTGTTGCTTTTGTATATTCGTTAATCCAATATTCGTATTCGGCTAATTTTTGTTCTTCTGTAGCGGCCATGTTACGCTCCTAACGATTTCTGAAACCATTCGCCAAGGGTTGCTGCACCTTCGACCTCGGCTTGTTTTGGATCAGCGGAATATACCTTTTGGGTAATTGCATTCATTAGCGACGCTGGTTGAACCGCAGTTCCAGACGCGTTTGCGTATGCGGCAGTTTCTCCTTGGATCTCTTTAACAATTCGTGCCTTAACTTCTGGCGACAAAATGCGACCGAGATACTTTAACGACAACTGATCGGTAACAGGATTAATGTCGTTTGGGTTATCAACAGTGATCTTTTTTCCACCGCCAGCACCCATGGCATATTTGCCAAAGTTGGTTACCATGAAATCAAGCGCAACATCGTATGTTCTACCCATTGTGTTTGCTTGACGCAACACAAGGCTCATGGCTTTAATGTCTGTATCTTCAATACCAAGACGTGAAGGTTTATAATTGGCTGTACCGCCTAAACCTTTTGCCACTTCTCCTAAAAGGATTTGACGGTCTTGTGCGTCCAGACCAGAAAGAATGTTTTCTGCATCAACGAGTTCGTCATATTTGGCAAGTGGTTGACCGGTACGCGGATCAACATCAAATTGATTATCTGCGGTTATTCTGTTAGAACCCGTATAATCAACAATTGCTTGTGTCCTATTTTGTGATGACGCTAAACGTCCGTGACCGAGCACTGGCGAAACAAGGCGCGGCGGGGCACTAGCGGATACTGTGCCGCCAATCATGTCTCCAGGCTGGGTGGCTGCAAGTGCGTCTGAACCAGTGGTTTGTGAATTATTTGGATCAACTGGTTTGCTTGGTTTAGGTGCCATTAGTTTTGCTCGTATTGCATAAGTTCAGCCTGTAGTTTCTGCTCAAAGATACGTTTAAATTCTGGATATTTAGCAATGAGCGCATCGCCAATACTAGCAAGGTAGTCGCGGAGAGGTGCTGTAGCGCGTGACTTGATCGTCAAATAACCAGCCTGGCCTGCTTGCGCCAACACTTCATCACGCTTCTTTAAATAGATTTGAGACGCAATAGCAACATCGTTATTTGCCACTTTTGGATCTGCAATCAACTGTTTCAGGTTCTCAACAAACGTCGGAAACTCGGCAGGGTCAAACGAAGCAATCTCTGGGAAACCAGGCAACTCCGTGTGTAACGCTGCTCGATACGAACGAAGCCAAGTACGTTGGTTTGCGGTTGGGTATGCCCCAAACTTTAGACGAGCGGCACGGAACTTGGCTGAACCAACCATAAGTTCAGATTGGTCAAGAACTTCTCGTGCTGTTAAACGTGATCGGTCGCCACGGTCAATCTGTTTTTTCCATACAGCAAAAGAGAAATCGCTTTCTCCCTGAGCAAGGAATCCAGCCACACCTTTGTACTGCGACATAAGATCTTTGTGGTCCGCAGCCCATGATTCAAATGCAGCCGTTGGGGTAAGACCACCAATTTCGCTACGGCTTTTGCCAGAAATGTATAGCATCATGTCGTCGCCAAATTGATCTAAAAATTCTGGTACGGCGTTATCGTAACTTTTTGCTTGAAGGTCTTGGAACTGTTTTACAAGTTGCGACATATAAACATCACCCTCATTACTCTTTACTTCAAACTTGACGTTTCCTGCAGCTGGTCCAAAAAACTGGTTTACCGCTCTAAACACAGACAAAATTTGTGCTTTGCCTTTGGCGTCGTTTAACAACTTTTCGCGTTGTGTTGGATCAGCCGTGTTGTAATCACCTGTTGCGTATAGTGCGCGAACAGTTTCTACATAGGTTTGTGCGTACTGTGTTTGCAATTTTTCTGGGTTTGCTCTAATTGCGTCAATTGATTTGCGCAACCACCCTGGGGTAAAATCTAAAGGGCTGCTACCTGGAGTTCCATAAGGAAGAAACACTTTTCTAAATTCGTTTTCTTTTGGCACAAACGGCAAGATGGTGTTTGCTGCGATCTGCCCAACTGGTCCAAGTGCTGGCATGTAAGTTAAACCAACAGAAAGTCCTTTGATTGGGGCGGTAAGTGGGGCTGTCAGTCCAGTGAATACGCGTGATAATTTGTCAGACATTGGATAGTTAAAGTTGTATTGCCCTGTTTGTGGATCTTTGTAAAAGAAACCAGTACCGTCGTTTTCTAGGTCAACCTTGGTTGCACCAGTAAATACGCGTTCGACTTTACGAATGTTGGTTGGATCATCTGCAATTTGTTTTACATATTTCGTAATGACTTCTCGCCATGCTGCACCAAACGGAGCAAGGATTCGCATTGTGTCTTCTAAGTTTGTTTTTTCTGCTGCATCAAACAACAAATCTTTCATGGATTTAAGAGACACAATTTGCGCATATTTGTCTAGTTGTTGAACAGTACCAACGCCTGTTGCCTGGCTTTCTTTTGCTAGCAATCGAGCAAATTCTCTACCGCGTGGGTTGCCACCAATATAGGCACTTTCACTTATCCCAAGACGTTGTGCGCCGTCGCGAATGCTTTGAACCATTGTTTGGAATTCTTTTTGTGAAAGTAGATCAGCATTTTCTGTTGCGTACTTGTAGTAATACTGGCGGTAAATAGGGGATTTTTCAAGTTTCTCCATGGTTGAACCAACAATTGTTCCAAAAAATCCATTTGTAATATCTTTCCATTTGGACATAACGCGACCCATTGTGTCTTTGTCTGCCATGTTTTGGCGAACCATATATCCTGTTTCAGCAGGGATAATTTCGTTTGCTCGGTTATCAACACTGTTATAAAGTTTGTTAATAACATCAACTGCTTCGTTGTCGTAAGGCTTTCCACGAACCATTTCGTTGCCACCACTTGGAACCCATGCCGTGCGTTCTTTGTGAATACGCATGGTGTCCCACACTTCCCGTTCGGCTTTTGTTCCATCTACGCGGATTACGCGTTGTGTTTTTCTTACTCCAGTAACAATTAAATCGTAACCTTCGTTTTTTGGACCAGCAATAATTGATCCAACCCCAGGTTCACCTTCCATTGAAATAACTCTTTTAGAAATTGCTTCACCGTCTATTGTGTCAACATTTGGCATTACATCATCAATAAACGCCCGTTGTGCTCCAGGTTCGATAACTGGAACGCGGTTGTGCATTGCCATAACGGATAGTTCTGGCGTGTTTTTCCATTTTTCAATTCGGCCGCCAACTTCGGTAGTCAACCATTCCGTTAATAGTTCTTCGTCGTTTAAACCTTTTCGTGTTTTTAAAACAACAGCACGACCGTTATTAAGCCCATATCGTGGACCTTCTTTGGCAATAGCCAAAAGATCTCGGCGCAAGCGTGGGTTTTTTTCTAAATATCTAAGTGTTTCCTGAACACTGTATGTTCCGTCTTTAGAAAATTGAACAAAACCTTGGCGTACTTCTGGAGATTTAAACAACATTCTTAACTGATCTAAAATTCCGTATGTATGTGCTTCAGCATTTTGTAATCGAGAAACGTTTACATAGTCACCACTTGCAATTACTTTTTCTGCGGCATTAGTTGGGTCACCAGTCCATCTTGAAGTGTTTCTGGCTACAGCATCAAACCAACCTTCTTGTTGTTTAAAATTTAATCCAGTAATGTCCTCAACACCACGATTGCCCATTACCCACGAAAAAAACGCAAGTGGGTTATTAAACATTCCCGACAAGTTTCTATCTCCAGAAAGTGCAACGTGGAATTGACCGTCCATTAAGTTACGAACCAAATATCCAGGGTTAAGCAAAGTCAACGGTTTCCACAAATCGTTTTGCATCCATTCAGCCAAATCAACAATTGCTCTGGCATTGCCTTCTTTGGTTGTCAATAGTTTTCCAACGCGTACTTTTCCACCAGTTGCTTTGGCAAGCGTTCGTTGAAAAAATGGATCTTTTGATAAACGGCGTAGTTTGCGTGGATCTGGTAAAAATTGAACGGAGTCCATTAATTCTGCGGAAATGGTTGGACTAATTACTTTTGCGCTTAATTGGGAAATACTTGTTATTCCACTACCTTGTGCCCCAAGCCGTTTAATAATTTCATCTTCGGATAGGTCCAACATTCCAGAATCAATTAATCCGCGAACTAAATCATGCCCTGTGTCTTCGCCAAGTTCGGTTGCAATGCGCGCGCGCAGTTTTACAACTTGTTGTTCATAATCAGCCATCATTTTATCAATTGCTGATTTTGGAACATTGTGTCCTTTTTCTAACACTTCACGAACAACATTTTGAATTTCTTCTTGCACGCTGTAAACCGCTGTTCTGCCGCCACCAATTTCGGAATATGCACCAGCAACACGACCAATTATGTTTTGGTATGTTGCGTCATCAATTTTTGACCTAACAGAATCAAGCAAGCGACGCACGTTTTGCACCGCCTTATAACGTGAGGTTGGATCTCCCTTAACAATCATTTGTTTGACTGCCGCTTTTCCAATAAACCGTTGTGCGTATTTTTCTACAAGAGGAACACGATAAATTGTGGCGTTTTTAAATTGCGTTGATGCTTGCGCTCCTGGAAGTTTGCGAATATCGGTTGGAAATTGACCAACCATTTCTGTTTCTTCGCCTTTTAGTCGTGATGCTGCTTCGGCAATAACATATTTAACTTTGTCTCCTTCGCTATTATCAACCAAACGAAGTGCATCTTCGTGTGTAATTGTTCCTTTAAATGCTTTTGATCTAATTTCATCAGCAAAAAAGTTGCGCAAATTTGCAACTTCTTCGGCGGTTTTACCTTTTTTGGCAGCAGAAAAACCATCAACAAAACCCTGAATGCTTTGTTCCATGCGGCGTGCACCACGGTTTTGACCCCACCATCCAGAAAATTTGGTGTTATCCCAAGTTTGTGTTTGTTCGGAAATATTGCCCGCGGCCGCCCTTGCTTCTTCAAGGGTTGGAGCACCTTTTTTTGTTAAAAATAGTTCAGTTGCTTTATCGCTTAGTTCTTTTGCTTTTGCTGTATTGTCTTCTATTCTCTTAGCAAGCACTTCAGCCCTATCGGTGTTGCCAATGGTTTTATAAATATCGGCGGCTTCCCACGTTTTTCCTTCTGCAACAAGTTGTCCAGCGCGTGCAGTTCTGGATTTAATTGTTGACAACAACAACGTGTCTCGTCTAACTTTTTCATACAATCGAGATGCTCTACCACGAATGTTTTTAACATCCGAAGTTAAACTTTCAGATTTAAGCAATGCGTCTTCAATGTATTGTGCTTCGGCTATTTTCCCTGCGGCGCGCAATGTTTCAACTTCTTTTAACGCAACTCCGGTGTCTGGAATAGCGTTGCTTGCAAGTCGTGCTTTTTTAAGTGCTTTGCCTGCGTACATTGTTGGATCTGAATACCAACTAACTGCACCATCTACAAGACCAGATACGAGGTTGTATGCAAAAGATTTATCTGGGAGTACTAGACCAGCAGCAAACCTGCCTGCGGTAAAAGCGTGTTCTCCAGCGTCGTCAATAGTTCCTCGAAATGCTCTTGCTCGTTCTCCTTGGAGTTTTTGTAGTTCTTCACCAGCAAAAAACCCTGAACCTTGTTTGTCGCCGTTTTCAAGAAGTGTGCCAAGTTCTGTAGATTGAAAAATACCGCCAAGTCCTTCGGGGCGGTTTTTGGAGTTAACTACAGAAGCAATAATGTTTTGTGCAATATCGTCAGAACTGCCTAATGCTGCAAATGTGTATCTGCTGGCTTTTTTGATAGATCCAAATACGTTGCGTTGGAACCAGTTTTCGGGATCTGGTTTTTGTTCTTGCATTGCCAACGACGACGATGTTTGGTTTGCTGTATCCACAGCGTCCAATGACGCATTTGATTTTGCTAATGGAAGAACAACGGTTGGTGGCAAGAACTGTCCGCGTCTGTAAACCCCAGCAATGGTTTGTGATATTTGCGGGGTAACGCTTGCCTGTATACGCGAACGAAACTTTTCTTTAGCGGCTACTTCTTGTAGAACTGGACCAGCAAGATCGGGATGTAAGAAACCCATTGTTACTGTGCTTCTGATGTCATTGCGTTAAGCAAGTCCGCCAAATCTTGATTGGGATACATCGAGTAGATTGCTCGTAGTTCTTCTTTTGCTTGCATTCGGGCGTTCATCATAATTGGGATTCCTGCGGCCATAGCGTTTGGTCCTGCACCGAAGTTTGCTCCAGCGGTGATTGGCTCGTTGGGACGTTCTGTTGGGCGATTAAATGCGCCAAGCGATCCAGGAATTGAATACTGGGGGGCTGGAGCACCTTTTCCCATGTCCGTAGGGGCTTGACCCATTGGAACTGCCCGTTGTGCGTCTTTTGCTTTTTTAATGTCACCGTATGTTCCTTGTGATGCGTTCAAATCTGTTCTGTTTGCGTATGCTGCCATTTATAATCGGCCCCCTGTTGGTGGTTGACCGCCACCACCGCCACCAAGAGCGGCTAATAGGCCACCCATGTCTTGTGGTGGAGGTGTTGGTGCTGTTGGTTGTTGTGCGCCCATTCCTGGCATTCCAAGTCCTGGCATTGTTTCTGGTGCACCTGCTGGTGCCATTGCTGCTTGTCTGTCTTTGGCGCGTTGATCGGTGCGTTTAACAGCATCAAACAATGTGACATCTTGTTCTACAACAAGTTTGGTTAGATATGCCAAATCTTCTGGCTGATACGGACCATCAGGGTTTGAAGCCTGTTGTTGAATGCTTTGAAGTAACGCACTTTCCACTCCTTCTGCAATGATCCGGTCATGTTCTAGGTCAGGGTCGGAAATGAGTGGGTCCGCTTCACGCGCTGATTCTTTACTCATTAAGCCCGTACCAAGTCGTTGACCTAAACCTACGATCAAACTGTTTACATCTGATCCTGCTGCCGAGTATGCGACATAGTGGAAGTCTGTTTGCCAAATTTTGTTTGGTTGATATGACTCCATGCCAGCCGACTGCTTGGCACCCATATAGAATGTTTTGGTGGTGTTACCCCAATACGCTTTTTCGATTGCAATAGCGATCTTGTCTTCAGCGAACAGTGATTGCTCAAAGGTTGCTTGTGCTTCTTGAACACGGAAATCTACGGTTGCTGAAAGAACTGATTCTCCGCGACGACCAGTTCGGATATTGGATGCTGATTCACCGCCGAACTCTGCGGGAATTGCACCCTCTAAGCGTTCTTGACGCTCCAACCGATCTAATGCGGTATCGGTCTTATAGCCAGGGTTGAGTTGCAACTGTTGAATGTCGCCACCTTTGACGATACCCAACTGTCCTTGTTTCCCGTTTGCCACTTGCATGATTTCAGGGTTTTCGCCTGGTCGTGCAATTAGGTATTCTTCAGGGAAGATACCTCGCTCGATAGCAATTTCGGTTAATGCTTGTAGTCGTGCGCGTGTGTAGTACATGCCCATCACACCGTCAAACTGGCCGCGTGGCTTGTCTAGGGTGATGCGGTTTGCTACAACAGCCAACGGCATGTTGGTGCGGTTTGGGATCATCTCAATGGTGAGTGCTTCAATACCGGCACGTTCTGATGCGTTTAAAGTTGGGTTGTCTTCTGCACCCAGAACAACTAGATACATGTAATCTGGTGCCACATATTCGAGCATCGTGTATTTGGTTGAGCCATCAACTTTGCCCATACGCAGTTTGCCAATGACTAGATCGCCATAGTTTTGTAGCAGGTAGGTGGCTGTGGCTTTGAATGTAAAGATGCAGTCTTCTGGAACTGGGTTATCTGGGTCATCGGTGAACGCAGGGTAGGTATCTAGCGGGTTGCGTACAGTCCATGTTGGCATCAAAGTTTTGAAGTCAGGTTTGAGTACAACAGCCGACTGTGAGTAGCCAAGGAGGTGACGTGCGCGGCGACGCATCTTCATTTGCATACGGTTGTGATCCCAAATGGATTGCATCGCCCGTTTGCGCATTTTGGCTGTGGACTTGGAACGGTCTGAGCCTTCTTTGACTGGCGGGAAATATGGGGATGGCATGGTTGATGCGACACGCATCGACATCTGATCCAAGCCCTGCACCAGCAGGTTTGCTACAGATGCTTTAGCGTTCTTGTCTAGTTCGTTAAGTGGAACAACTACATCACCGTTAGCAAGGTCGCGTACGCGGCGCATTTGTTCCTGCAAAGGACCCTGCGCTCTGCGCCTCTGCTCATAGAGAGCAACGATTTCTTCAGTGGTAAGCAAACGCACTCCTAAATATGAGAATTAGTACAAAGATACCATACTAAATCCAAGTAGGCCGCCACTGTTTCGGTGGAGCAACAGCAGCACGCAAATGTGGCATGTGTAGTTCAGCAAACCAATGTGCCATCACAAGGTCGGTGCCGTTCTTTTTGTTTCTAGTCCACGTTGACATCTCATCAATGAATGCCATTGTCTTCCAGTTGTCTCTCATCGAGGGCAATCGCACTTGCCCTGTTCTCCATAGCGGAGGCAAAAGAGCCTCAACTCCAAGGTTTTCATCCAACTTGTTCCTAGACGTAGTGTGCGGCACGACGTTGACTGTGTGTAACGCTTGCCATTTGCGAACGAAATCATGTGCCAAAAGAAACCTTTGCGCCGCATTAACTTCCACCACCCAATGTGAAATCGGATAGCCCATGTCAAAGGAACGATTTTGCCAATCCTCCATGATGCCAGAATAGGTGCGGCTTCCTGTATCAAACCCAAGGAGTTCTTCTGCTGTGAGCCTGATCCGTTCAACATCTACCAAGTATCTTAGGTTAGTTTCCGGTTGAAACAACCACCATTGGATAGCCCAAAACTGGGTTGGTGAAGGGTCAACTGATGCAATCGAAATGATCGGTGGACGCAACCCAGGTGGAATATACCCTGGTCGGCGGTCGGTATCTATGCACCCTGGGTACATGGTGCCATCGTTACCGATACCCCCAGTAGCCCAAGTGCGCTCAATTAGGTACGCACCCTCAGCCATGTTTTCCTGCTGATACACAATCTTAAACTTGGCTGGGTTGTTGTACCGGACATACGATAGATCTTTCCAAGAAAGCCTAAAAGGGTCAAGCATTGGACCGTCAGGCCACGGTGGGGCTGATTGTTTCCTAGAAGCAGGCCCAGTGTCCAACTCCTCGTAATAGGCTTTGTAGATTAGGTGATGATATTTGTGTTTCTTGGTTGGTTCAGCTGCAGGTTCCTCTTTGGTGGTCACATCTGACCCGTCATACGTGTCTTCAAAGTCGTCATACGTAATTTTAGATAGGCAATGCGCATACAAATCTTGTGGTCCAAGCCTCTGCCCGATAACAGCCAGCACACCACCTGGATCTACACGGGCTTCAGCCATCGAATCCCACCGTTCTAGCAACTTATCCCTAGAAATAGACTCTTTAGAGTTCTCAGGGGAAGCAACGTCGTCAAATAACACTAAATCGGCACGATGACCAATGAACTCTGAGTCAATACCATAAGCAGAAACGGTAGGTTCCTTGTTGTCCAGACCACCAATGTTCTGTTGCTCAACAATAAACTCCTCAGCACGCCACAAAGCGTTCACAGTATTAGGTTTAAACCGCCCATAATCCAACGACAAGCATGATTCAGCGTTCAAAGCCAACCCTCGACGCACCATATCGGGGTCAGGGTGCAAAGGAACAGTCCTTTCAAGGGTGTCCCTAATACGACGCGAGTACATCTTAGCCAAAGTTTGTGATACAGAACCAATCATCACACGGATAGCCCTATTGCGAACAATCATCCACACAGCCACATCATGGAACAGGGTGGACTTACCAGCACCAGGCGGAACATTCAACACCAAAAACTCTTTTTCCTCAGATTGCAAATACTCCACAATCTTGTAAGCCGCATCAACCTGCCAAGGAGACGGAACACGACCCAAATACACCCTACGAAAATAATCAAAATCATCCAACCCACGCTGCGCCCGCTCAGACAAACGACCCGTAGGAATAACAGGCGGCAAACTATCCCCATCCACCACCTGCTTCGCTACAGCACGCTGACGCTTACCACCATGAGACGCATCCTCTTTACCTTCAAGCAAAGAAACCTCAGCCAACTCCGCTTTAGTTCTCTTAGCCTTATTAGACCAATTGATCGCAGTACGATAATTGATACCCGCAATCTTTGCAGCCTCGGTAATAGACAACCCAGAATTTAAAGCCTGCCAAAACAATGCACGATCATTAGCAGAAACAGTGCGTTTACCTTTAGTCATGTTATGCTCAACGCTAGCAGTTCCATAGGGTTAAAGGATATGTCCTCCTCGTGGTTGTGGTCCCTGTGGACTGCTACAGTATTAACTGTTGGTGGGTGTGCCTGTAGAGATAGTTTCGTCGGGTTACTAACTCCGGGGTTCCCCTCACCCACCAACACTAAAAACATCTGCTACACTCTGCAACACACTCGTCGGGATGACGACAAACTATTAATCACACGGTCGTACCCTCGTTGCACAGGGCGGGACACAAACCCACGGGAACGTGGTCTTACCCACATGCGTCGACATGAGGGAGCAGCGCAATGAACGCCACATCATTAAAACAAAAGTGTCGGTCCACAAGACTACGGCGACTTTTCCACAACCTGTGGATAAACAGTGGGGGGAACACCGCACACCCCAAATGCATATAAAAGGTGAACAACCGCCACCCGTCCAAGAGCCCCGTAATACGCAAATATACGGGAACGCTTATAGAGATATACCAGACCCGTGCTGACGGCATACCCCCAGTCAACAACACCGAGCTTTCGGTCGGCTTTTGTGTCGCACACTACACGGATTGCGTCCGATTGGGTCCACAACCGAGGCGCGCAACGAACGACCGCTCTTGCGGGAGTTCGATTGCGCGCGCGCTCATAACCGATTTTGCTACGGTTCATCAGTAGCCCAACGATCTAACACGGTTAGACCGAGCGCGCCGATTTTTTTAGACGCGCTTCCAGCACACGAATACGGCACAATATTTCGACTTCGCTTACTCGGGCGATCTGTCCAACTTGCCTAGCGGGGTTTGGTTCGGTTGTCGCTTTTGCTTTTAATGTTCTTGGGTTGGGTGGGTACTTGTCGCGGGTTTGGTTTTTTGTTTCGTCTTGCGTGTTCTGTGTGCGTGGTTTTTTGGGTGTGCTGGAGATTTTGGTCTAATCGGGTTTGTGTGCCGAGTTGCTCGACGTGTTGCGCTCGGGTCTAATTGGGTTAGTTGTTTTTGTTGGCTACTGAGTCTGCGCCGATAATGCGAAACGCCCGCGCTATTACTCCGCAGGGGGTGGGGCGGAATAAGTGCGCGGGCGTGGGTTCGCTCGGTCTTGTTGTTGTGGGTTTAGTCGTTGTCGGTGATCTTTCCGCCTGCTACCGCTGTGCGTAAATAGAAACGCGCGAAGTTGCGAGGGAATTTTCCGTACTTGCCGTCTGCCAGTTCTGCTAGTTGTTCCGCGAACTCGCTTTCGTCTCCGCCTGCTAGTTGGCTGTGTAGTGGTGTCTCCCAGTTTTCACCGTCATCTACTCGGGTGTATGACTCCATGCCGTGAGGGTGGCAGATCATTAGATTTCGGGTGAGGTGTTTCTCGCCTGTTGGTTCTCCGTCATCGTCTAACGCTTGCGCTTTACCCCAAGTTAGTAGGGCGATGATGTCGGGTGCGTATTCTTTGCCAAGTTCGAGCGGTGCTTCGGTGCTGGTGAGTAGTTGCTCTAGTTCTGCGTGTTCTGCGTCTCGTAGTTTGTTTATTGCTACCCCTACGACTACGCCCGAGCCTAGAGCCTCGTTGCTGGTTGGGTTGGGTTGGTCTATTTCGATGTGGATTAGTAGATAGTTGTCGCGGTCTTTTTCGGGATATGCCTTCATTAGTTGTCGGTCTATCTCGGGCATGATCGCATTTAATAGCGCGGTTTGTAATCCGTTTTGCTTTTCCGAGATTGCGTTTATTGTTTGCGCGGTTTGTTCCTCGGGGCTTGCAATGTCGTAGCCCATGTCGCTATCGGGCATTGGCATATTGTTGATAAATTCTGTCATCATCGCTACGACTTTATGGTCGTTTAGATCGGTTGCCAGGTTTAGCCGTTGTTGGGCTAATTGGATTAGTTGCCCACGTACGGCCATGATATCGCTGTGCCGTTCCGATTTTGTTTGCTCGGTGTCGGTGTTGCGGTTTTCTAATGCTTCGTGGATTAACTCTTGGCATTGTTCACTAAGTTTGAGCATACGATTACCGCCGTTTTTTAGCGTCTCGCGTTTTTGGTTGTCGCTGGTTGTCATTTTGTTATTGTCCATTTCTCGATTTCGGTTATGAGTGCGGTTATTTGTTTGTTTAAGTCTGCTTGTATTCGGTCTAGTTTGTTTAGTAGATAGTCGGTGTAATCCTTTTCTGTAAAGAGCTTGCGTTCCGCCTGTCGCAGAATTTCGCTCGGGCTTATTCGTGGGTGGGTACTTCGGATTTTTTTCATCAGTAGCCTGCTTTCTTTTGTTGGTTGTGGTTTATTTTCGCGCGCCTTGCTTTTATTAGTTCGGCGTTGCGTTCGTGTCGTTCTTGTGTTGTTGCTCGGTTGCCATATTCGATAAGCGCGCATAATGCTATTCCGCTTACTGGTGGGAGTAATGCGATTACCCAATACCCAAGTTCCATATTTTTACCCTTTCCAAATATCTTTTAGGTGTCGTAGCCCGATTGCTACGACAATAATTATTAGTAGCCCAATGTCGTTAGTTGGCATTGGCGCGCCTTGTTGTTTCTACCGCGTGTGCTGGTGTTTGTAGTCGTGCTAGGTGATATAGACGCGCGTGGATTTGTGGCGCGACTTTGTGACCGTTGCCCATTTTTTGCATGAGTCCGATCGCCTCTCGCGAGGTAAGACAATGCGTAGCGCGGTTGGCGCGTAGTTTGTCTATCATGTCGCGCGCTAGTGCTTGGGTGCTGTAGTTCGCTGTTCCGCTTATGTCTCCGTCACTTACCCAAATAACTGGAGTAATCCCGCTTTTTCGATATTTGTCTACCGCGAATTGGAACGCTGAGCCGTCACAGCCGTTGCTTCCGTCCACATCGGGTAGGTGTTCTACGCGGTGTCCGTCTTTTGCAAGTAGGTAGGTGTTCGGATTGTTTTCTCCGTCTCCCGAGTATCCGATTACGACTGCACCGCGAGCGATTTCGATAATCTCGTCTAGTTCGTCCTCGCTGTAATCCATGCTTCCGCTCATGTCAAGTATCAGTAGCGCGGATTTGTGGCGCGCCTTGCTTCCAAATACTCTCCGCGCGGGGTCGGTGAGTGCGCGTGACGGATAGCGTATATTTCGCCCGCTGTCGCTGGCTGTGCGTTTTAATCCGATTTTGCCCTCATGCTTGCGGGTGAGATTTACGCGCCCGAGGTGGACCGGATACCATGCGTTTCCGTCTCCGAATTGTGGTGCAAGTTTTCCGCCAAATTGGTTTGGTATCTGTTCGGTGTTTCCTGCTTCGCCTTCGCCCTTTTCGGGTTCGCCGTTTGTTGCGTTTTCGTATGCTTGGCGCGCTCTCGCCACGATTTGCGCCAGTTTCGACAAGTGGTATTCGTCTTTGCGAAGGTGGGCTAGTCCGTCTCCGTTCCAGTCTGTGAGATTGGTGTTCGGTTGGTTCATATAGCCCGCCATATATTCGTGCGCTTCGTCTCGCAGATTTTGCAACACTTTCACCGCGTCTTTGTTTTTTTCTCCGATCTTGCGAAGTATTGCGCGCGCTTGCTGTGTCATAAGGTGCGGTAATGCGCCTTGCATGGCTTGCGCGGTTGGGACTAATCCGATTTGTTCGGCTAATGCTGTTCCAGTTCCGTCTAGCCATGCTTCGCGCGTAATTCCCAATGCTTTATTGGTGAGGTGCTGTGTCCACCAAATTCGAGCAATCTCTAGATCTTTTTCTTTGCATGAGAATTGCGCGCAGACTTGCTCGGGTTGTGTTGTGTCGTAACGCGCCTGAACAAGTGCATAGGTGCGTAACAACTTTCCGAGCGGTGTTGGTTCTGTTGGTGCTATTAGGTGTCCTAGTTTTGCGTTGGCGAACACGGACGCGATTAACGGTACGCCCGCGCCCACCGTCCACGCGCTCGGGTTTTCGTCCTTGCGCGGGGCTAGGTATTCGGGGCGCGCCTTTTGCGGTGTTGTGTTGCCCATTATTTCACCTCTGCTTCGGCGAGTGCGCTCACCGCGTGCGCGGTAGTAAGTGTTTCGGTGTGCATTGGTGCTACCAATTCCACCGCGCGAGCAACGCCCAACGTTTGCGCTAGGTGTGCAATAGCACTAAACGCGCGCAACGATAGGCGGTCATCGTCTGTTGATCTGCACAACTGGCGCGCGGGTTCTTGTAGCCACGCTGGCAATAATGCGATCGCGCTCGGGTGCGCTTCGTTAATTTCGATACATACAGGGAAGCGATCGCGCAACGCTTCGGCGAGTGCGTTCGGGTGGCTGTTCGTTGTTGCAACGATCGTGAAGCCTTGCGCGGGTTTGATCGTCTCGCCAGTATCGGGGTGTTGCCATTGTGCGCTGGCTTCGCTGTCGCAGAATTGCAAGAGCGAGCCCAACACCTCTCCGCTTGCTTTGTCTATTTCATCTATGAGCAAACGCCCGCCAGTTCTCCACGCCTTCACCGCGCTACCTTCGTGAAACTCCCAACCTTCGCGCGACGGTTTCCACATTCCCTCTATTTGTGCGGTGGTCATGTCCTCAACGCAACCGATCTTAAACACGCCTGCGCTTGTGATGTGGCTGGTTTGTGCTGTGTATGTTTTGCCGATACCCGCACCGCCGTACATGAGTACGCGGTTTAGGTTCGCGCGTAGAGTGTCATCTACGCTCTGCCAACACGCAGGTAGCGTGATCGGGTTCGGGGTTTCGTTAGTTGTCATATATATGTCTCCGTTTTCGTGGTTGTTGCGGGCAATTGCCCGCGCTCTAATTGTAGGCGATTTTGACCGCTTGCGTGCGGATTCGACGCGTTAGCTTCTAGATCGTTTTGCCTAATTCCGTTGCTGTGCTTGGGTTTGGCTGTGAATTTAGCGCGGATCGGTGCAGGGGCGTTTTAGGTCTAAGCGGGTTAGTTGTTTTTGGGGCTACTGATAAGAATTTTGGTGTAAGCGGGTTAGTCGGGCGCACAGGTACTGATGACAATTTTCGAGATTAAGCGGGTTAGTGGTTGGGTTGCGTAGGGCGGGAATTTATCTCTAAGCGGGTTAGTCGGTTTCGGTGCGGGCAAGCGCGCCAGCGCGCGCCAGTTTTGCCGATCGCCCACCGAGCGAAGATCGACCGCTTAAAGTGAGATCGTGACCGCGGATAGTGAAGTTACCTGCCGGTAACCGAACGCGTGTTCGCAACGCGCCAGCCGGTCAGTACGCATACATCGGTAGCGCAGATATCGGTAGCGTTAGTCCTCTGGTTCAAATGCTGCTAATACCGCAAAACATCCATCGTCGTAGATGTGTTCGTATAAATCCATGTCAACTCCACCATCATTTGGCGATCCGTGTGTCAAACAAAACCCATTAGAGCACCACCCCTCGGCAATACCCTTTTGTAACCATTTGTGGAATCTAGTGTGGTTGGATTGTTTCATAGGTTGATGATCTGCTTTCCTATCCATTCGGCTACTGGTGATGCAACTCCGTTGCCTATTTGTTTGTATCGAGTTGTATCTGATTGTTCTGTTCCGTCGGCTTTCCACCGTGTGTGTTCATCTGGCCATCCCATCAGTCGTTCACACTCTAATGGGGTTAGTCTTCGGATTACCATTTGTTCTGGTTGAACAATAAAATCACCGCTATCTCGACCAATACGTAACGAGCGATACACACCAGAATCATCTAGTTTTTGGTTGTAACCGTCATAGAAGGTTATGGGTTGGTTGTATTCATCGTAGGCAACGCTTGGTGATTGTTGAGATGATTTTAGGGTTGGTGAAACATTTTTGGTTACATTAGCGTTGCTGCCAAACTGTGTATCAAATGCAAACAAGGGTTCTACGATTGCGGTAGTTGCCCTGATTTCTCCAACATCAAAAGAATTTAAAGTAGGATTGATTTCTCCGCGCACCCATGTTTCGTGATCTGTTACGGATTGTGCTCGACGAGACTTTACATATGTTTCAGTTACCAATGTTTCACTGCCACCACCAAGGTCACCACCGTTAAATCGAAGCGTGCCGACGCCTTCTGTGTAATTGGCAAACGATGACGGTGTGAAACCTTCTATTGTTTGTGTACTACTTGTTCCAACGCTTGTTGCAGTCTTGTTGGCAGCACTTTTCCTCTCCTGTTTGCGCGCCGAAGTATCCCCTCGCAGGCTTTGGGCGACAGGTAATATCGGGTCGGGACAGTTGTTGACGGTTGCAAGATTGAATGCAGCGAGGACGAAAATTCGACGCCGTCTTTGGGGTATTCCAAAATATTGTGCATCCAGCACTGCCCATTCTTGGACCAACGCCCCTGCTTTAGCCATTTCGTCGAGGATGACCCCGAAGTCATTACCGTCGTTGGAAGTGATTGCTCCGACGACGTTCTCCCAAATAGAGATTCTTGGATATTGTCCATTAGTTAATTCCCTCAGTTCTTTGATAATGCGGATACCTTCGTGAAACAGGTTAGATTGATTTCCTTCCAAACCTCCGCGCTTGCCAGCAACGGAGAGGTCTTGGCACGGGCTTCCCCATGCAACAACATCTATTACTGGTGCGTGGTTAAGTATGTATGCGCCAGTTAATGTTGATACATCGCCCCACCTGGGGACATCTGGCCAATGGTGTTCTAAGACGCTTAGACAATGTTTGTCATATTCGCATTGGAATACCGTTTGCATTCCTGCTGCTTCTAAGCCTAAATCAAATCCACCCACGCCCGAAAAGAGTGAGAGGACTTTCATACTAAGCAATCTTCTGTGATTGAGAACCAATCAGTCCATATCTCTGACGGGTGCATACCTAGTTTGCATGCATATCTGTCTGCTAGATAAGCGTTGATCCATGCATCTTTAGCACACCAATACGACACAGTCGAGTGCTCTATGCCAAGTGATAAGGCAATAGAACTATACGGTGTGTCTGATGGGAATGTGGACACGATATTTCTAGCAAGGTATGTGCGTCGGGGTTCTTTTCTTTTTCTCATTAGAAGTCTCGGTTGTTTTCTTTTTCCCAGACATCTAACGCGTAAAAGATTTCTTCGTCGGTTAGTTCTTCTTTGACGTACTCAGTTGTGCATCGTGGTAGATACGGCATGATCGGCATTACTCTCATGCTTGGGTGGTTGCGTCTTTTGTTTGTCATTTCTTTCTCCTTGTGGTTGCATCTCAACAGGTGTACTGCTGTGTGTTTTTGGGTTTTGACATATTGGTTTATACGACAATGTTATGTGTGTGAGGATTGTTTCCCCACACACAGGACACTGCCATTTAGTTGATTTACTTTTCAATTGACCAGAGTTCGGCATCTTCAAACTTTGCTGCTCGCTCTGCGAGGATTGCTTGCTTGACTTCGCCCTTGCTGTTGGTTACTTCAACTGTTTCTCCGACCATTCCTTGGTGGCGTACTTTGACACCCCAAGTTTCGTCTTTCAGTTTGTACCACTGTGCTGTTTGACTCATGTTATTTCTCCTCTATTGTTTGGTTTATGTATTACAACTCTACGCCTTGTGCGATGTGATTACGCAGGCGTGATATGACGGATTCTGCTTGCTTAATTGTTGCTTTGCATGCGTCTAGTTCTTGTGCAAGTGATTCAGCTGCATCCATGTAGCGATCGCGTTCTTCTTGTAATGCTTGGTTGGTTACAGCCAATGCATCAACTCGATCTTGCCAGTATTCCAGTTCAAATTCTGTATCGTTGCTCATGTATTACACATTACCTGGGTGTCTAACATTTTGCAAGTATTGTCTACGTTCATTTGCTGATCGTCCTCCCCAGACACCTTCCATGATTTTGTTAGTGATAGCAAAGTCGTAGCACCGTTTCTTTTTAGGGCATTTAGCGCACACAAGTTTGGCTTGTCTGCAATTGCCGTTGTCAGGGAAGAAGGCTTCTAATTCCAAGCCTTTGCATAGTGCCCCATCCATCCACGACATGTCTTTATCTATTAACGCAAAATCCGAGAATAGTTCCATATAGTTATAGTCCCCACGGTCTGAACCCACTGCCTGTTTTTTTGGAATAATCATAAAGAGCCTTTGCCGCAGTCAGGTTGACTAACGGCTTTAGTAAATCTCCACAGTATTCTATGATCCCTAATGCTTGCAAGTAGCCGTCTTTATAGTAGCGACTTGGCAGACACCATGAACGGTCGTTGATCTGTGTTAACCCGTAATCTTCTGACCCGTCGCGGTTCAACATGGTGTTGTGGGCTTTGGGCTGGCACTTGGATTCCCGGTTCATAATTAGGTCTAAGGTCATTAGATCTTCTTCGGCCCATCCAGCTGCTCTGGCAGTGTCCCAATATTGAGGGCACTTGGCTGTTTTTGGCACACGGTGGGTGAGTTCGTATGCCCTCTCAGACGCGTTGAGAGCCACGCTAAGAGGTTGTGGGGTCACCAAAGGGGCTTTGGCTGCTGAAGCGATGCTGCCGAAGGTGATAATCCCTACCAAAGAAACAGCAAATAGCCGTACAAGGTTTCGCATTAGTATCTCCAATCATAGCAAAATAGTCGGGTTGCTTATTGGTAAAGGGTTTTAGAACTCTGTGATGTTAAGTAACCGCATTAGATCTTTTACGGTTAACACGACGTACTGGTCCTCTGCTTTACCATATCCTCTACGTTTTGCAACAACAACCCCAACTTCTGCATTGGCGTTAATTCTTTCTATCTCTGCTTCTTTAAGCCAGCCAGAGAAGTTGAGGGTGTTGTGCGACTTGCATTCAAAGACCAGCCTGTTGTCCACACCTGTTATGTCTCCTTTGTCTAGCGCACCCTGTAGGGCACGCCGTTCGCAGTTCGGATAGAACTGTTTAAGGTAGTCAACTATGAGTGTTTCAAAGGCTGTGCCTTTAGATTTGTTTTTACTCACTAGGTTTTTCGTTTTTCAACAGTTGCATCAACGCAACACGAATCATGTACGACCTGGATTGTTGATGTTCAATCGAATAGGTGTCTAGTTGTTCTGCAATCTCTGGCTCAATGCGGAACGCTATAAGTGCTCGTTTCATCTCTTTCATTTGGTTGCCATGCTTAACAGGCTGATGAGTTCTGATGCTTCTTGTTTGTTGAGTTGTTTCATGTCTGTGATGGTACGACCAGCGTGTGATGATGCCAACTCCAGGCGTTCTTCTTGCTTGTAGTTCTGGCTCATGCACAAACTAACGATCTTGCCTACCTGAGCCGCCGACGCTGGATCATTTACTTTTCTAACACGGTTAGATCCTGATCGCTCGTCGTACACCGGCGGTGTACCGATGGTGTTGTACACCTGGCGCAACGCGGCAACGTTTTCCGTGAGGGGTATCTCTGGTGTTGTATGTTGTCCTCGTGCAACCTTTTCCATTTCCTCACGGCTTGGTCGTGCACCCTTTGGCGCGTAGCCACAGTTGGCTAGTCCGCGTCCCGTCGAACTGGTTTCCGCATTTTCGAGGTGGCTTGTCTTGTTGACAGGACTTGCCCCTCTGACTTCTTCGGCGAAGCCTGTGGCTTTAGGGAACTCGTCTGCTGCGTCAAAGTAGATGGATGTCTTAAACACCACCTTGTTGTCGTCGTAGTACGCCATTTCGGTAAAGATACGACCGTTTGGGTGGTCGTTCCAGAATCGGACTAGACGATCCTCGACTGTTTCGTAGTTATCTAAGTTGAATCCCATGACTATTTTGCTCCTTTAATGTTGAATGTTCGGTATGAGGTTTCTTTTCTGAACTTTGCTACTAACGCTGGATGTGCTGCTTCTAATGCTTTGCTGTCCAATGAGTTACGGCGTGATGTTTTCCATGTGCACACGACGTTCCCATCTATAGCACCGTATTGTGCATCGCCAAGAGCAGCACACACAGTTGTTTTTAATGTTTCTTCCCTTTCTTCTAACTCTTTTATAATCTTTTTGGTTTCTGCCAATTCGGACAGTACTTCTTTGAACTCGTCAGGGAGCATCATCGTTATGTCTTGGCTCTCTGGGTGGTCGGCAGCAACATGGCGGTATTCCAGTTTGCAGTTTGCTGGATAGTTTCCAGTGTCTATCGCACTTAGAAATTCGCGGCACGCATCTATGTGCATTTGACGTTCATCAGATGTAACGATCTGGGTGTGACGCTTCAGTTCCATTTCACCGTCAAAGATGACCCATTCGATCTTGTCTACGTCTGCACAGATTGCTTGCTGGATTCCTTGCCAATACCAGTAGCGCGGTAGCACTCCTGTCCAACGGGTCTTGGATGTTTTAACTTCGTACACATCACCGTTCTCATCTATGGCATCAAGTGTGGCAATCAAGCGCACTGCTGGTTCGTCGTATGCGTACATGACTTCTGGTGTGTGCAGTTGGATGTTCTCTATGTCGGCAACCCACTCAATCATCACTGGCTCTAAACGATTGCCACGTTCCATGGCTTTGTTTGGTGCTACTGGTTCTGGTGGATGTATTGCCAATAGTTCGTTTGCAAGATCTGCAGCTGATTTAAACGGGTGTTCGTTGTGTACGGCACCTGCTACGGATGCTGATATTCGAGCAACACCGTGTTCGTTTTGCCACCTAACTGCCAGCCATGCTGGACTTCCGTGTAGTGGTTTGCTAATTGTGTAACGCATGTTGTCCTCCTAGTAGTTGATGTATAACAGCGTATAACGCCGAGATACAAAAAGCAACCTACAGGGTGGGTGTTACAGGGTTGGGAATATCAACAGACTTAATAGTGCGGATCATCGCTACAGGGATGTGCAGGATGTGATCCAGGTCATCGTCCTCTGAACGTGACTGATACAGCGTCACATGGTTTTCTTTGCCACCGTCACTCAATGCCAAAATGTATCCGCAAGACGAGATGATGTATTCGGCTTGGTCTATCCCGCTGATAGGTGTCCAGCCCGTACCGCCAGAATGTGTGTCAGCCCAAGTAATTTCAACAATAGTTTTAGTCGTCATCTTCTACTCCTCGATCACCACAGAACGGTTGTTGTGGCAAGGGTGTCTTGCATGGACACGGGTTGTTGCGACGACCAAAGATAGTCATTCAGGGTATTCAATCACGGACATATCGGATTGTGAATAATGGATAAGCCGACCGTCTTTGCCGATACCAACCCACGTTGGGGCGTCCGAATCGCACAAACAGCCAGTCAAATAATCTGTGTTGTGGACTACCGCAGCCTTGCAAGCGTTACAGCGCACTTGGTAAATCATTGTTCGTCTACCACCCACGGCTCAATCTCATCTTCGGGTACATCTTGCGCGATGAGCACAGTTATTCTTCCGTAACGCACATCGTAACGAGGCATCCCGTCAACACGACCATATATTACAGCCTCAACAGTGCCAGGTTCATCGTCCAAACGCACCTTTTCACCAACATTAAATAGGTTCATAGTGTTTCCATTCAACGGATTTGTTCCATTAACTGTCTAATTCGTTTTGTTTTAGCATCAACACAATGGCTCAAACGTGTAATTTCAAGTTTTGCTGAGGCATTAATTTCTTTTTCAAAGTAATAAAAACAATCAATGTCTTTGTATGTTGCAAACAGTTCTTCTTTAACTATTTCCGTAAACTGTTTCTCTTTCTTTAACGCTTCCGTTAACTGTCTAATTTCTTGTTTCTGTTCAGCAATGGTAAATTTTGCTTCTGCAATATCGTAAGACACTTCTTTCATTGCGCTCATTTTTTTCCTCCTGGGTTGTTTGATAAATAATCTTTGCCACGCCACCTAGCCCAACCATCCCTGATTGGTACTAACTCCAAATTAAAATTACCATCTCCTGGTTCGTATTCCACCACAGCAATACCTTGTTGCCAATCCTCTGAACGATACAACGGTTTTCCGTCAAGGTCGTGCCCGCCACGGGTGCTTGGCACAGCACCATCGGTGCGCGCTAAACAACCTGGTGACGCAGCCAAGATAGTCCTAGCCCCGTCATAGTCGTCGCGGGTTCGTTCAGCCCATTCACGCCTGTGGATATGTCCAAAGATCACAGAGGTTTTTACGGTTGACAAATATTTATGGGCGGTACTTCCTCCGCTGGCGACTTTGTCGCCGTGGATAATATGCAACCGTTCGTTAATCCAATGCGCACCTGTTGGGTATCCGCTGAGATACGTCACCTGAGATTCATCTAAGCGACATAGATACGGAACAGACATCACAGGCCATTCGTGCGGGACTTTGCCACGCCTCAACCCAAACGCTGCTGCTGCCGAGTCCAACACATAGTTGCCTAAGCGTTCCTCATGGTTGCCTGCAATCCAAACAATTTTGGCTTGCGGTGCAATCGTGCGTAGTTGCGCGCATAGTTCGGTAGCGCGATCTATTGCTGCTTGTGTTGTTCGTGCAAACGCTGGCGTGTAGCGGTACTTGCCGAACTCGCACAAGTCCAGGTTGTCTCCAACTAACACGATTTGATTTGGTTTGGCTGCTTTAACAATCTTCAAAGCAACATCAATAGCCTGTTCGTCGTGGATTGGTTCTAAGACATTGCTGTTTGCATGGAAGTAACCAAGTTGCATGTCTGGCAGGATGACTGCTGTTTGATATTTAGATTTAGATGCAACGTTTGGCGACAGTTTTGGAACACGATACTGTTTGCCTTGTCCGATAATCGGCCATGCGGGTGCGTTTGATTTCCGTAGATCATCAGCCAGTGACATGTATAAGTTCTCCTCTGCGGTAAGCAGTAATCGAACCCACACTGATCCGATGACCACGGTTTTCTAAAACTCGGCTAATTGCCGGTGCAGAAATAGTGTAGTCGTTTAACGCAGCGAGAAGATCGGCTTTGTCTTGGGCATCAAGTTTGTTGATGATCTGTAACAGCATCGGTATTCTGCCGCTAACTAATTTGCTACTTTTTATTTCTTCCATCAGACTTGGCTTCACGGACTTTTTTGGCGTACTCAACGTTTGCCCCCTCGATTGTTTTGGTAAGTTTTTCTATGATGTCCCACAGTTCATCGGCTTGGTTTCGTGAAGGTGTGACCTTCAGCAAACTGTCACGGATGAGCATGAGTTCAACGGTAGTGAATCCCCTCGCCATTTGCAAGCACCTTTCAGTCGGTTTAGTTGTGCTTGGACCTTACATGGTCTGTGAGCGCAGTGTCAATTCTATCTACTTTGTCTTCTGTCCGGTTCAAAGATTTGTGCATGGTACGCAGGATGCCTTGTACCACTTGGTGGTCTGCATGGTTTTCTTTGCCTAGTTTGGCAATAACGATTGCTAACAGACCAAAACTACCAGTAACGACAGCAGCCCAAACAGCATCCATGTCATACGGCTTTCGCAGCAACAAAGGCTGCAACGGCAGGTGGGACTTGGTTTCCTTGTGTGTAGCGGATGTGCCACGGCTCTGATTGGACTTCGTGTGAGAAGCCGTAGAGGTGTTCGTTCTCTAGCATCCATGCCAAACGTGGACCTGATGCTGTAGCCACATCGACTGCGATACCCATGTTGTGTTGTGATTTGCCTGGTGTTGCTAGGCAGGCTTGACCTTTTTTGAGATACCATTTTTTTCCTTCAAAGGTACGGGTATCTGGGTTGCCTGTTGGTTCTAGTTGGTACCTTAAAAAAAATGCTTTGGTTTGGGACTCTAGTGTGCGATATGTGTCGCCGCTACTAGTCGGAGTCAGTTTGATACCAGCCTTTTCTGCGGCATCTACCATCGCTTCCCAAGCGTCGGCAGCACAATGGTGGAGTGTGCCACCAATAGTTTTGCGTAGTTTGTCTGCGGCTAGTTTGCCTGGGACAGCACCCTTAAGATGGTCACAAAGTTTTACAGGCACAACAGGGTAAGTCACTAGCAATCCCACTTTCGTAACGCCAATGCTTTACGTGTCGGTCTACCTTGAGAATCCTTCATAGGTCCAGGCATACCACCCATTCTTGCACAAAAAGATTTACGACGAGCAGCATCTTTGGGTGACTTCGCTGCCTGCTTTGCTGACACAGGTGGTTTCAGATTCATACCTTGTGCTTTAGCAGACGCACGACCTTTAGCGTTCAAACCGCCAGTAGGATTCTTGCCTTCTTTGCGTTGCCACGCAGCGGTCTTAGCCATTACTTATCAGATTTTGCGCCGAACGCGCTGTTGATTTCTTCCATTGTAAGTTTGCCATCAAGCGAAGCCTGAGCAAGTTTCTGTACCACTGTTGCACAAGCAGCGAAACCAGCAAGCACAGCCGACTTCCAAATTTCTAGTTCAGGGGCAATCACAGCACTACCACCAACGATAGCCAACGCTGAGGACAGGAACACTGCCACGATACGACCGAGGATGTCTTGTGCTTTCTTCATTCTGATTCCTTTGTGCTAAGAGTTAATGCTGCGTGTAACACTAATGATACACCAACCACCCATATGGCTTGCCGGAGTGTTGGGCCTGACAGGGTGATCAAGACTAGACCGGTGCCTGCGTATGTCCATGCGTTGTCTTTGATGAGGTTGGTGAGGCGTTTCATTTCCGTTTTATCTTACTACCTGCTGCTGTGAGGGTTGTTCCTGCTGCGATGGCGATGAGGGTGCGACGTTCTCCTACAGGGATGTTGGAACCTGTTGGCACATAGTCGTCGAATCCGCCAAAAATGTTGATGGTTTTTTCGAAGGCTTTACGGACTTTGGTTGGGGCTGCTTGGACTGCGGCTGTGAGTTCGGCTACCTGGGTTGCGTCTAGTTGTGCGACTTCGATGGTGGCAAAGATTTCTGTGGCTTGTTCTTCGGTGATGACAGCCAACACATCAGGGTTGGTGGCGAGGGCTTCGGCTTGGTCTGGTGTTACTGCGGTGGCAAGGATTTGGGTGATGAGTGCTACTGCTTCTTCGGGGGCAAGGTCTGAGATTGTGTCCACAACGGCAGTGAACTCCTCTTCCGTTAACGGTATAGATGTGTCACCAGCGTCTAGGAGGGCTTGTACGAGTTCGGGGGGTAATTCAGCAATAAGTTCTATTGGAAGCGTGTCAAGCGTTTCTGGTGCGTCTGGCAGGGTATCTGGTGGCAGAGGCATAGTGTCGGGTGGGTCAGGTAGTAGCCCGACAAACGGTAGCGTTTCAGATGGACAAACAGTAGCGTTTGACCCATTACACAAGTCTTCCGAAGTCGGAATAGGTGTGTCCACAGGGTAAGGCATTGTGTCCACAATTTCGGGAGGGAGATTTAATGTTTCTGGTGGATATGTTTCAATCTCTGGTGGTGGGTCTGGTATCTCTGGCATGGCTGGCGGCTCTATTTGTGGTAGAGGAACCGTTGCTGGCGGCTCTGGCATTGTTGGCTCTGGTGGGATTGTGGCGATTGTTTGAAGTGTCGTAGTAGTCAAGTTTGGTGGTGCAGCCACAGTCGTGGATGGTGCAATAGTAGAAGTGGTCGTCGTTGTAGTCGTGGATGTTGTTGTGGATTCCCATGAGGTTGTTGTCTCCTGAATAGTTGTTGTCGTATCTGGGATAGTGGTATCTGGAACCGTGGTTGTAGTGGTTGTTAATCCATCCCAAAGAGAAAGATTGCTGATAGTTAAATGCCCTGGCTGGCAGCAAGAGTCTGTCGAGTACTGACGAAACGTAAAGATGTCACCCTCTTGAACAGGTATTGACATTGAACCTGTCGCATTGTTTTGTTGCGTAATCAACGTGTAAACCCCATTGATACCGTACTGTGGTGGGTCGTATGACCAGCCGTCGTTGGTTTGGTATGTCCAAGTAAAATCTATTGTGTCCACATCCGCAGGGATTGTGGTTTCAATCTTCACCCAATGCGCTTGACCGCTGCAACCACCGTAGTCAGGTCCGTGAAGGGTAATCGAAGTGCCAATTACTTCAACAGAACCGTTGCATGCTTGCGATTGGCTGTATGTCCAGTCTCCT